GGGACTGCCCGTGATCGGTTTCTCTGCAACTCGCATCGTCAATGGCCCAATGAGCTATGGATACGCTCAGGACCATAAGACATCCGTGGTCAGCTCTGGATCATGAACAGCTACGTATCCGTCATCACTGCCGCAGTCTGCGCCTACCTGATCATGGGTCTCGCAGGCTGTGCCACCCCACCTAGTGGGCAGTTGTTGAAGGATGCAGTCGAGAGCAGGAGAGCACAACAGTGCGAACAACCAGAAGGCGATGTGATCATCATCATCACGGAGGATTCATGATGTTTCGTGTACCTAATCGAGCCATCCGCTATGCAGTCATCACCAACTACGCTGTGCGCGATGCGCTGAAGGATATCGACGTGGACCTTGGCAGTGTCGAGGAGACATTGCAGGACACAGTGAACAAACTAACTGACACCGTCCAGTCACTGATCAACAGACTGGAGGCATTGGAGGAGAGCCAGCCAGATGGCCCGCAGGAAGCAGACGACATCAAAGCAGAAGCCAAGAGGAAAGAAGGCAGGCGAAAGACAGCTCGCAAAGGCGATAGCAAAGCCTGATCCGTATCCACTGGTCAATGACTGGCTGGAGGCTGTGATCCTGTTCGTGGCTGGTGTTGGCATCTTTGGTGGCATGTTTGCGCTGTGGTATCTGATCGAACAGGTGCAGTGATTCATCAGGTGAATGATACGATTCACGGCGCGAATATACTCGGAAAAAAATAGAGCTGAGGTAGATTCGAGGTACTGTTCCACGAGATGTTCCACGCACCACAATGGTGCAGTGATTAGGTAGTCAGCGTCTAACTGACGTAAATATACATTTAAGGAAGTTAGGAATGGCCTAGGTTGGCCACCCTCTCGACCGCACCATCATGGTGCAACGTAATGCAAATGAGAGGCGTTCGCATCCACACGCACTGGCATGGTGCAGACCGGGGCGGGCCAATTTTCAAAAATGGGACCCATCGTGCGCTAGCAGGGACTCATAAATCATTTTTTTGGTGAAACTATGCGAGATGCTAAGGGCCGTATCCTTCCCGGCCACACATTGAACCCAAATGGGCGCCCGAAAGGCTCCAAGAACAAGCTGGCGGCATCGTTTTTCGATGACTGCTACGCCGTGTGGCAGGAATCGGGTAAGGAGGCGCTCCAGCAGATGCTTGCGGAGGACCCTGCGTCCTTTAACCGCATGATTGCGAGCACCATGCCCAAGGAGCTGGATATCGACTCTACCAGCTCGGATGGTTCCATGGCGCCGCCTGCCGAGATAAGAATCATGGCGGTTGAGCCAGATTCCGAGGACGAGGATGAGTGAAGAGGCTGGTTCCATCTGCGAGGATGGCTCCGCCACGGGAGACGATTCTATCGTCTCTGGTTCTCTGGACATCGAGATGCCTTCAAAGATGGCCCGCCTGTTTAATGGCCCAGCCCGCTACAGGGTGGCCTATGGCGGAAGGGGGAGCGGTAAGACCCGCACATTCGCCAAGATGGCGGCTGTCATGGCCTACAACTTCGCCAGAGCGGGCAAGATAGGGCAGATTCTGTGTGCCCGTGAGCACCTAAACAGCTTGGACGAGTCATCTTTTACCGAGATCAAGTCCGCGATCGAGGATGACCCGTTTCTGAGGACCCAGTTCGACTGCGGGGCGCGTTATATACGCACGATCGGCAAGGAGGTCGAGTTTACCTTTGCAGGACTTCGTACAAACTTGGACTCCATCAAATCGAAGGCGCGAATCCTTCTCTGCTGGGTTGATGAGGCTGAGTCGGTCACTGAGATGGCGTGGCGGACGCTTCTGCCAACGGTTCGCGAGACGGATTCGGAGATCTGGGTCAGCTTTAACCCACTTGATCCAGAATCTGCCACGTATCAGCGTTTCGTTGACAACCCGCCCGAGAACGCTCGTGTCGAGAAGGTCAATTACTCGGACAACCCGTTTTTCCCTGACGTTCTGCGTCAGGAGATGGAGAACGACAGAGCCCGATTGAAGCCCGAGGCGTTTAATTGGGTGTGGAACGGCGACTGTTTGGACTTCCAAGAGGGGGCGTACTACCGAGACTCCATCCTAGAGGCCCAGAAGGAGGGCCGTATCAGGCCCATGATCGACATTGACCGGACGATCCCCGTGGTCACCGCGTTCGATCTCGGTATGAATGACAGCACCAGCATCGTTTTTGCCCAGTTTGTGGGCTCAGAGATCAGGGTCATCGATTTCTACGAGAACTCGCAGATGCCGCTGGACCACTATGTGAAGGTCATGCGGGACTGGGGCCACGAGAAGGGGTATGTGTATGGGACCACGATCCTGCCGCACGATGCGAAGGTCAGGGAGCTCGGGACAGGTAAGTCTAGGATCGAGATCCTGAATGGCTTGGGTATACAGGACGTGGTGGTGGCCCCACAGCTTCGGGTTGACGATGGAATCGCCAGCGTTCGCATGGCTTTTAATCGTTGCTACTTCCATGAGGGCAACTGCAAGCGCCTTCTGAAGTGTCTGCGGCATTACCACGCCGAGTGGGTGGAGAAGGCCCGCACATTCAGGCCAAAACCCGAGCACGACTGGAGTTCTCACGCGGCGGATGCGTTCCGCTACCTGATTACAGGCTACATCGACCTAACTAGCTGGACGGGGCCGTCCACGCAGGGCATGTCCCCACAGGGCGCGGCCCTTACCCGAAACGCACACAGGTTCGTTGCATAGAGATGAGACACATTGCGCTGACTTTTCTACTCCTGTCAGCGCCCTCACTAGCCGACATACACGAGAAGCCAATAAACATAGGCGCCACGGCCTGCTGGTATCACGTCAAGGCCAAGTACCCGAACGCTGAAAAGATCAAGTGGATCGGGACGGAGAGGCGGTACAAGCCAAGTGGCCTAGAGGCCACATACAAGTACAGGGTAACGGGGCAGGCACTGCCCGTTGTATGCACCTACGTCCACAAGGACTCAGAGATATCCGTTACATGAATTACACCGAATTACAGGCCGTGATCGCTGATTTTGCGAATAGGCAAGACCTAGCGTCACAGATCCCCACATTTATTCAGCTCACCGAGGCGCGTCTCAACCGCGATATTCGTCACTGGCGGATGGAAAAGCGGGCGGAGGCGGAGGTCACGGGCGAGCGTTTCCCATTGCCATGCGATTGGGTCGAGACGATCAAGGTGAAAGCTGACGGTCGGCCCCTTCGCCTTGCGGATGCGTTCATGGTTGACGCTGTTGATCACGAGCGACACCTTGCATCCGCAGGCAATCTCTACTACCGCCACACGGGCGATCAGCTTGAGCTGTTTCCCCCGCAGGACGGCCCGGTCCCATTCGTCATCGAGTACGTTGCGAAGGTTCCCACTCTGGGGGAGGAACAGCCCACCAACTGGCTGTTGGAGGAGTTCCCAGACGTTTACATATACGGCGCCATGTTGCAGATAGCGCCGTTCCTCCATGATGACCAGCGCATCCCGATCTGGACGCAGGCGTATGGCGAGGCGGTAAGCGCGGCCAATCTCTCTAGCGATAGGGCAAGCGCCTCGGGTTCTGCGCTTAGGCTCCAGCGGCACGGTATTGCCTGATGGCTGACTGCAAGGCGTGGACAGAGATCCCCAAGGAGGGGAGCTGTAATGAATGGACCACGAACGAGGACTGGATTCTGATCACTGCCTTCTGGCAGGACACTGAACACTTCTGGCGAGATCTCGCGCTCTGGCGCGACCGCCCAACTAACTGGGTACAAGTGAATGGTTGACCATATCAACAATGGTGAGGAGGGATTCTCGGTACGCGAGAAGCTCAACACCGTCATCGATCGCACGAATACCCTTAATGGGATCGAAAACCAAGTCGAGTCCAATAGGGGCCTCGGGCAACAGAACGCGGCCCGTATCGACAAGGAAATCCAAGACCGCATTGATGGCGATCAAGACCTACAGAACCAAATCAACAACATTGAGACCGAAATTGGTGAGTTTGATGTAGCGATCCTTAACGAAAAGATCAATAAGGAGATTGCAGATCGGGCTGATGGCGATGACGACTTGCAGGCCCAGATCGATCAGGAGGTCATCGATAGGGCGGAAGGCGACTCTGCGCTCTCAGGGCAGATTACTGCAGGCGACAGCGCTCTAAGTGACCAGATTGACTCCGTCGAGTCCTCGCTGACTGAGGCGATCAATTCTGGTGACGATGCGCTACAGGGCCAGATCGACAACATTGTCAGCTTCCCTGACGCGCCATCTGACGGGAGCCAGTACGCTAGGCAGAACGGTAACTGGTCGGAGATTGTCATCCCCGAGATCCCTGATGGCGTCCCCGCGCACACTCATTCAGGTGACGATATAAGCGGCGGCACGATCACGGACTTTGCCTCCACGGGGATTGATGACAACGCCAACTCCCTTGCAGTAACAATTGACAGCGGGGGGCTGGTGGGCGTGGGGATCGCTGTTCCCGATGCCAAGCTCCACGTAGAAGGTAACGCCATTGCCAAGACCGAGAGCTACGCCACAGATGCCGATGGGCTGACGATCGACTACTCCGCCGCACACAACTTTGTGGTGACGCTGTCGCGCAACATCACTCTGAACAACCCGACAACGGGGGCCAAGGGGCAGTCCGGGTTTATTGCGTTCGTCCAAGATGGCACTGGCGGTCGCACCGTGTCTACTGCCGCCTTCTATGAGACCGCTAACGCGGCAGGGCTCGCACTGTCATCTGATGCCTCCGCCACAGACATTGTGCCCTACGTCTTTGTCGAAAATAACCGCGTCCTCCTTGGCGCACCACAGCTCGCGTTTGGTTAAGGGTAAATAATGTCCGGCCCGTTTGGCTCACAGCAATGGATTTCTGCCAGCAACGGCTCTGGCGGAGATGCTGGGGCATCTCTGCGTCTAAATACCAATAAGCACCTAAGTAGGACCCCAACGACTGTTGGCGATAAAAAGGCGTGGACATTTAGCTGTTGGGTCAAGAAGTGCGTAAATAGCAAAGAGCAGACAATTTTTTCCGCCTCAACAGATCAAGCAAACAGATTCTCACTGCGCTTCACCGCTAAAGATGAGCTAGAGACATTCTCTTGGAGAAGCGGATCGTGGCAATGGCGGTACAGGACCAGCCAATTATTTAGAGACACATCTGCGTGGTATCACATCGTATTGGTTTTGAACACGGGCAACGCCAATGAAAGTGACAGGGTGCGGCTGTATGTCAACGGGGAGAGGATCACTGACTTCATAAACCAAATCGCTCCCTCTCAAAGCATCACCAACACATTGGTAAATACCCTTTGTGAGCATGAGATCGGTTGGGACCGCAACAAGTCAGATGCGCCACTCGTTTACCTTGATAGCTACATAGCGGAAGTTCAACTGGTTGACGGCACTGGACTTACCCCAGAAAACTTTTACGAAAACAGTGCGGGCGCTTTGACCCCGAAAAAGTATGAGGGTAGCTACGGCACGAACGGCTTCTACCTAGACTTCGCTGGTGGGGCGGTGAACCCTTCCGACTCCTCTGGCAACGGCAACAACTGGGAAAGCACAAACGTGCTGGCTACCGACTTGGTTCTCGACAGCCCGTTCAATAATTTTGCTGTGCTGAATCCGTTGGACGCAAAAGACGGGGCTTTTTCTGAGGGTAATTTAAAGTTCACCTCCACAGTGATCAGCTCCCATCAAATTGGATCGTCCTCAATTTGCACCACATTCAAGTCCGGCAAATGGTACGCGGAGTTCTTGTGTAACGAGACTTATGCCGCCCGTGTGGGAATAACGCCAATCAACAGCAAAAACGACCAGCGTCTCGGTAAAGACGGGTTCAGCTATAAGAGCGATGGTGACGCGTACTCTTTAGACGTGCTCAC